ACTTGGCACCTCGTTTACTTTATTACGCAGGTAGGCGCAGCGGCTTAGACGGATACGTAAGATTATACGATGAAGCAAGTTCGGCGGCTTCGGCTTTTGATTTTCCTGCAGCGTTCATGGTAAATTACAATGACCCGAGCGGTGGCGATTTTAACCTTAGCTTTTCCGATGAAGTCACGAATTATACAAATGTGATGCAAGGCGTTTTTAAAACGTTTCATCTTCAAACGTACAAGCGAATAGAACTTGGAAAGCAATACACTACCTTTGTCAAATGGGAAAACAAAGATATAACCCAACTGTCATTCAGGCGCAAAGGAATGATAGGAAGTTCTAATTTCATCATTCAGGAATTGGAATACAATCCCAAAAGCAATAGCCCAGCAAGAACCGTTATTTTATACGATGAAAAGCCAAATGTAAATGACTTAAGCAAAGTATCAAATACGATTACCCTGGCAGGCGCACCGCCTCAGGGTGGCACGGTCACAGGATCTGGCAGTGGCTTGGTTGGAGCAAATGGGGCGACGGTAAACATTCAGTTATCTTATACGCCGTTCCTTAACTCGATGACCAACGTACTTGTATTACCTGTCAACTCAGGGATAACGCAGGTAAGTAACACGAATGCAAATGTACTTGTATTTCAGAACGGGCAAAAGTTGATACCAACCATTCAATATATTATTGGAGGCTCAACCATAGGAATAAACATTGATACCCATTACGATGGGGCAAATTATGAAGTAATTGTAAACGGCGTAACCAAAGGATAATGTCAAAAGTAATAGGTTTTCAAATAGTAATAGATGGATTAGGCAAAACGGTTGAAACGGCAACGGAATTAAAAAGAGCCATTGCCGACGTAAACGCGGAACTCAAGAAAACAACAGACGTTCAAGAAATCAAGAAACTTGAAGCGAAGTTGGTTGACTTGAAGGCGGCGCAAATGGAGGTTAACAAAGTTGTTAAGGAACAAATTAAAAGCCGCAACGAAGAAATAACCGCAACCGACAAAGCCAACGGAGCTTATCGAAAGTTAAGCAAGGAGTTGAATGACCAACGCAACCGATACAAAGATTTGGCGGCGGCGGAGCAGGAATCAAGTCAGGAGGCAAAAGATTTATTGGTAAGTATAAATAATCTTGATAAAAAACTAAAGGGAATTGATGCCACGGTTGGGCAATTTCAAAGGAACGTTGGTGGTTATACCGAAGCATTGGGGCAATTTTTCCCGAAACTTGGGGGAACGGTAGGTCAGGTTACTGGGTTAATAGGTGGTTTGTCTCAGGGTATAACTGGATTAAGCGCAACAACAGGAGCATTCAACAAGTCGCTTGGTGCTATTGGAATAGCATTGACCGCATTTAGTGGCATATCTGAAATATTTCAAAGTATAAATGAATCGGTTGCTGAAACAAAAGAGTTATCTAATCAGGTTGCAGGATTTACAGGGGCAACAGGAAACGTATTGACTGACTTTGTAAGCAAATCAAAAGCAATATCAACCACATATAAAAAGGATGTAAACGAAATAACCGTCGCAGCCAACACGGCAAGCAAAGCATTAGGCATTGGTTTCAATGAGGCATTGGATGCCATTGAGGCAGGATTTAGAAAGGGCGCAGATAGTAATGGGGAGTTCTTAGATAATTTAAAAGAATATCCAACGCAATTTGCAGCGGCTGGATTAAGCATTAAAGATTATTTAGCCATTTCAATCGAGGCGGCAAATCAAGGAGTATTTTCAGACAAAGGCTTGGATGTTGTTAAGGAATTTGGATTAAGAATTAGAGAACAAACAAAAACTTCCAAAGACGCATTGATAGGTGCATTTGGCGAAGAATTTACAGGAGAGTTATTTGAAAATTTAAACAATGGCTCAATAACAACCGCCGAGGCTTTGTCATTGGTAAGCGGCAAAATGGGAGACACCGAAATTGCAGGCGATAAATTACAGACGGTTATTGCAGATGTTTTTGGCGCGGCTGGTGAAGATGCTGGTTTGGCTTACATTCTTTCGTTGGAAAAGATTTTAAAAAATACTGACGATGTAACAAAGTCAACAAACCAATATCAAACACAACAGGAAATTCTTTATCAAACAAACTTAGACTTAGAAGCAAGTCAATCAGAATTAAATGAATCATTCACAAAGTTTGGTGGGGAATTTACAATTATATCCTCTAAAGCAAAAATATTTTTCAACAACTTATTAGGTGGTTTACTTGATTTTGCAAATGAGTTTCCTGCAACATTAAAAGCCATGGGGGCAGGGTTAACAACCTTTTTTACAACGGGAAGCATAAGCGGTGCATTGAAAGCGAATCGAGATGTATTTAGAGCCGAAAAACAAAAGATAGATAAGGAAGATAAGTTAGCCATTGAGAAAGCTGAAAAGGATCGGATTGCACTTGAAAAGCAGAACGCCGAAGAACAAAAGAAAAGATTAAAAGCTCAAAATAAAGAGTTAAGCACCACGGCAAATAAAGGAGGCAGGGACGCGGCAAAAGAATATGCGGCTGGTTCCCTTGCAGCCCTCGAAGATGAACGAAGCAAATTGCAAAGCGCGTTTTCCAACGCCGTGGTTGGCTCAGATGCTCAAAAGGAAATAGCCATTAAATTAAATGAGGTCAACGCGCAGATAAAAACGGCGGTTGAAACACAAAATGAAATACTTGGGCTAAATGCGGAAAAGAAAAAGCAAGATGCCATTGAGGAAATAAACCAAAACTTTAAAGTCGCTCAATCCATCGTCAATCTTGCACGCTCAAAACAAGATACCACGGAAGATGAAATAGAAAACATTAACAGACGGCGCACCGTCTTAGACAATGATTACAACAGCGAAATACAAAGGATTGATGCCTTGATTGCACTTGAAGAAGCAGGCTCAAAGCAAATGGAAAACTTACTGGTTGAACGCCGTGCGGCTGAGGCGAATTACATTAAGGGCAAAGAAGGAATTGAAAAGCAGGAAAAAGATATTAATGATAAAAGGGTTTCGGCTGAAAAAGCATTTTATGATAAAATTAATAAGTTGCAGATTGATTCAATCGAGAACGAAAAGGAAAGGGAAATAGCCGCCGCAAAACAAAAAGGACAAGATGACCTTGATAATTTAAATAAAGAATTAGATTCAATTTTTGCGTCTGAAACTGAAAAAGCAAGGTTAAGAAAACTTTTGACCGACAAGACAGAACAGGAAATAAAAGATATTCAGGATAAATATAAAAAAGATAAAGAGGATAAAGAAAAAGAGGATAGGGAAAAATTAACAGATTCTATTGCAAATGGTGTTAATGAATTAATAAATTTTATTGGAACAATACAAAGTATTGCAAATGAAAAGGCAGCCGAAATCATTAACAATCAAATCGAGGCAACAGAAAAAAACATTGAGGAACTTGAAGTAAAAGCGGAAAAGGCATCAGGAATAAGAAAGAAAAGAATTGAAAGAGATATTGCGGCTCAAAAGGAATTATTAAAACAACAACAAGCGGAAGCCGAAGCCCTGAGGATTAAAGGTGCAAAGGAAGAAAAACGCATTGCCGTTATTCAAGCAATAATACAAGGTGCTTTAGCTGTTTCCAGAGCATTGTCGAGTTCAGCTCCTCCTATTAACTTTATTAACGCCGCCGCCGTTGGTATTGCGACAGGAGCTCAAATTGCAACCATTGCAGCCCAGCCCCTTGCTGAGGGTGGCGTTGTCACAGGGCAACGGGTGAATCAAAAGCAAAACATACCAACGCGGTCAAATGGTGACAATGTACTTGCTTATGTTAAGCGTGGTGAGGTTGTATTGAACCAACGCCAACAAAGTTTATTAGGCGGTTCTCCCACGTTCAGGAAACTTGGTATAAAAGGATTCGCTGAGGGTGGCATGGTTCCACCGATAAGCCCACCGATACAAGGCTTAGGTTTACAGGGCAACATGAATGAATTTTTGCAAGTCATGGAGGCGAAGACAGACGCGATAAACAACAGGATAGACAGGCTGCAGGCGTATGTTGTGAGCGAAGACATTGCGCGCGATCTTGCTGAGGGAAATAAATTGAAAATAAACGCCACTTTATAAATGTGTAATTGCATGAAGACAGATAGCATTTGGGGAGAGCTTGGTTCACGCATTCCTGAGGAATACAAGGCGCAAGTTATCGCCACGGTCAATAGGACTTATCGGGTATTAAGCATTGACCCGAACGACATGGATTATTTGTTTAATATTTATAACAACTTTGTTAATCATTACGAGCCTGAGCGGCGAAATTGTCCCGCTTGTCGTACAAAAGTAGTAGGTAAAATGAGGCAAATTGTAAATTATTGGAACGAAAATGGATGAATTTGAAATGATTAATGGTGATTTATTACAGGATTTTACACATGAAATCCTGAATAAATACAGTGCATTTTGCCAAAAAGAGGGCATTGTTCCCAGCTTTTTTCATCTTATTTCCTTCCTCGTTAAAACCGACGTGGTGAAGGAAAAGACGGTGGCGAAATATATGGTCATGCACCTTTACCCAAATAGCCTTTATTCCAATGATTCAAAGATGGATGCCATGATGGAGATAAGCATACGCACGGGTATTTCAAAGAAGCACGTTTATAACATGGTTCAGCATCCTGAAAGGTTTGGTTTTCAAATCAAGCAAAAAAGAAAAGATAAAAAGAAGACAGAGTAATTTTGTAAATAAATTATTTTTATTTTATGACATACGCCGATTACCCAGATGCCGCAAAGAATAACGCACGACGCGCACTCGACCACAAAGAAAAGAACGGGTCAGACTGTGGTACGCTTGTTGGTTGGCAACGGGCAAATCAAATTGCCAATGGTGAAGGCTTATCGGAAGAAACGGTGCAACGTACCTATTCCTTTTTAAGCCGCGCGGAAACGTATGACCAGGGTAAATACTTTGATGAAGATGGTTCTGAAATTTGCGGCTCAGTAATGTACGACGCTTGGGGTGGAAGTGCCATGAGGGTTTGGGCTGAGGCAAAATACAAAGCAATACAAAAGGACAAAGCAAAAAACATGGCAAAAGTAAGTATAGATATTTTAGGGGAAATTTCGGAATCGGTTAATTCTTACAACTCGGTAAGGGCAAAGATTAATCAAGCGAACGGGCAGCCAATTAATTTAACGATATCCTCAGGCGGTGGCAGCGTCACCGAGGGAATGGGTATTGCTGACTTAGTGGCTAATTACCCAGAAGAAACCACGGCAACAGGAATCGGCTTGGTAGCAAGCATTGCAACGGTTGTATTGTTGGCAGCGGATAATGTAAAGATGACTGAAAACGCTTTCATGATGATTCACCGCCCTTGGAGTTATACGATGGGTAACGCCGACGAACTTGAGGCAACGGCTGAATTATTGGACAAGATGGAGGCAAAGTTACTTGACATTTACACGGCTTCGGTTATTAAACGCAGGGGATACCAAAACAACCTAAAGGAAATTATTACGAATATGATGGCAGCTGAAACATGGCTGACCGCTCAGGAGGCATTAGAATTTGGCTTCATTGATGAAATTGTGAAAGTTGGCGAAAAAAACATAGATATGTTACCGTTGCAAAATAGCCTTAACAAGTTCTTGAATGTACCAGCCGCATTATTAACAAATACAAAAAAAGACGATGACATGGGTAATTCCATTTTAGAAAAAATCAAAAGTCTCTTGAATGGCATGGACGATACAGATAAGGTCGAAAATGTTATTGAGGAGGAGGAAAAAGTAATGGAGGAAGAGCCTAAAAACGACGAGGTGGAAGTTGCTATTTCCATGCTCAAAGAAAAAGGTTACTTTGTTTTATCACCCGATGAAATGGAGACAATGCACTCGAAGCAAAAAGAGGAAATGGAATCTATGTACAAAAAGACCGAAGAACAAAAGAACTCGATTACTGAAATTGAATCGGTTCTGGAAACATTGGGCAATGAATTAGTCGCACTTCGGGCGCAAGTTAAAAAAGGGGTTGGACTTCCTTCGGGCGGCTCAGCACACGAAAAGGTTCAAGAAACAAAAGCGAAATCGAGTTACTTTGATTCTTTCGCTTCATTAGTTCAAACTAAAATCTCACAAAGATAATGGCAACAGCAAACGTTAATGGTTTTCTCGATTCAAATACATACATCGGGCAAAACAGTTTAAACCGTACAAATCCGTATGCAAATGCAAATGGAGTAAACGCGGAGCAATTATACGGTATCGATACATTTACGGATCGCATTCCCGTTTCCTTCACCTATGGTACTTCCTCAGCTGGAAAGCGTTTAAACTTTGCACCGCTTACAGGTGTAACAAGTGCAAGCGATTTTTACAAGGTTACCGTCATGGATGAATCAGGTAATGAGGCATACGCAAATTGGCAGTCCTCAGCACCAACCGCTATTTTACAAATCAATACCTCGGCGTTAAACGCGGGTAATGATTGGAAAGTATTATTTGCCGTGGCAACAACCGCAGGCGCAAAAACAGAGTTTTCATTTGGTATTGAGGATGCTTTTGTTTTAACAAATACGTCTGCAACCATTTCTTACCCAAACCTTTAAAATTAAAAACAAATGGCATTAGTTGAAATAAGCCAATTAGACGTGTCCTTTAGAGGCACGGAGGCAAATAACATTTTTTTAGAACCAGTTTTCTTTGACGACGATTTACGCGGACAATTCCGTGTACTTGGAAACGTCGCGAATAAAAAGAAGATGGTTTTTGTTCAGCAGCTGGAAAACATTGTACGCAAGTACTCAGGCTGCGGATTTAATCCAATTGGTTCTGTTGACATTTACCAGCGTACCATCGACGTTGAAAAAATGAAAGTGGATCTTGAAATGTGTTGGGACGAGTTCGAGGATACCGTTTTTGAAGAGTTATTGAAAACAGGTACAAGGCTTCCAGACGTTTCGGGAACATTGATTGAAAACATTCTTTTGACCCGTACACAACAGGCGATAAGAAACGACATTACCCGTCTTTCTTACTTCGGTGACCAGTCTTCAAACAATCCTAACTTTGATTCATTAGACGGTTTTTGGACTGTTTACTATCCTCAGTTAGTTGCACAAGACTTAGTTCCACGTTGCAACACTGGCTCAGGTTCTGACCTTGGCGCGGGCGACGGCTTCGCAATCCTTCGCGCTGTGTATGACCAAGCTCCTTTGCAGTTGAAAGGTTTACCTGCCAATCAAAAGGTGTTTAATGTTACGCAAAGCGTTTATTCTCAATTAAGAGAGGATATTGAAAACGGCGGTGGCGGTGATTACGGTTTACTTCAGTTAATTAACGGAGTTGAGCAATTCACCTTCCGTGGGGTAACCGTTATACCTCAATTCCGTTGGGATGATATCGCAACAGGACTTGGAACAACCAAGCCTCATTACGTGGAATATACCACGCCGCAAAACAAGGTACTTGCAACGGACGTGTTAAGCCCTGAAACGGCTTTGGAACTTTGGTATGACCAGAAGGACGAAAAGGTGTACATTAAGGCGCGCTTCAAAATGGGCGTAAATTATATTCACCCATCATTAATCAGCTTAGGCTACTAATCAATAACGAATGAGCGCAATAACAGGCGGTTGGCTTAATCAATGTACAGATGGCACTTGCGCAGGAGGTATTGGCAAATTTTACGTTGCCAATGCTAATCAGGTGACAAGCATAACCAACAACGCATCGGGTGCAACCACGGCAATAACAATGACTTCCACGGCTGCCGTGTTTTATGAGATTGAATTTAGGGATAATTCAGGCGCTTTCACTGAAACGGTGACGCAAGACCCTGATACTTTGTCGGTAGCCATTGAGCAAAGTTTAACTGGAATTATTAATTGCCGCGATCAGGAGTTAAGAAACCTTATTCAAGACATGTCAAATCAGGCTTGCGGCTTGGTTTGTGTCCATGTTGAAAACACGGGCAACTATTGGATATGGGGCGTTGAACCAGTTGGCGGTAAGAAAAGGGTTGCAAGGTTAACAAGTGCCGAAGGTTTATCAGGTGCATTGTTTACCGATTCGAATCAAGAAACGCTTACCATTACCTGCAGAACCACGGAGAAAGCAAGGTTTATCGTTAATGGCGCAACAGTGATGAACGCCTTAGATTAATAAAAGTATGATAGTTAGAGAAAAAAGTAGGCAAATGCTTTACGTTGGGGCTGACCTTTCGGGCAAAGCTGGAATCATTCGAAAAACTATCGGCGAACTTTCACAAAACGAATTGAGGGCTTGGTATCAATCAAGCCCTCAGGACGTTGGGCAACACGTCATTTTTACCCCTGAGAAAAAAAGCTATGAGCCAACAATTAAAGAAAATACAGGCAGTCCCGAACAGGAACAATCGAGTAAGTAAACGCAATCAAAGCCCTTTACTTGCATCGGTTACCTTAGACACCTCCAATACAATGCTTGTAAAGGAGGATATTTTTAATGAGCCGTCACGGGAGAGGCTTGATTTTACGGGGGCAAAATGGGTGCGGTTCTTTACACAAAAGGATGACTTTTTAAAGAGCCTTATAGCCATTGTAAATAATTCGCCGACGTTACGAAGGATAATCGAAGATAAAACAAACATGGTTGTCGGTGACGGCTTCATTCCCATGAAGGGCAAAGCAAATACATTGCTTACTACTTCCATGAAGGGTGAGGTTATCACCGACGATTCTTTAAGCGAAATAGAAGATGTTATTTCACAGGTTAATTTACACGGTCAAAATCTGCAGGAGGTTTTGGCTCAGCTTGCTTTTGACTATGATGCTTTTGGGAATAGCTTTTGCGAAATTGTTAAAGGCAAAATAGGCAGCGAGCCATTTACTTATATTTACCATGTACCCGTTTATAACGTTGGTATAAGGAAAGCGGAAGCCGACCAGATTATAAAATCAGTTGGTATTTACGATAACTGGGAAGAAGTGCCACTTACCACCGACGGCGTATTTTACGAGAGCGAAGGATTCAGGGAGGTACCAATTTACCCTGACTTTAAGAAATTTGAGGACGGAACGCAAAGAAGCGTTGTTCATGTGAAGCAATACGCGGCAGGATATTTTTATTTTGGTTTACCTGAGTGGATTGGCGCGAAAATGTGGGCTGAGATTGAATATCGCATTCAGCGATTTAATACAAGTAAATTTGAAAACGGCTTTATGCCTTCGGGGGTGATGCAATTCTTCGGCTCAATTACGCCTGACCAAGCAAAGAAACTTGTTGAAGGAATAGAAAGCAAGTTCACGGGCATGGGCAATAATCATAAGTTATTCGTTCAAGTTCTAAGGGACGAGAAATTAAAAGCAAATTGGATCCCCACGTCAAAGGAAAGTGAGGGAGAATTTTTAAACTTGCAAAACTTGGCAGCCTCGGCGATTGTCGTGGCTAACAGATGGAGCAAGTCACTTGCAGGCTTCGCCACGGCGGGGCAACTTGGAAGCAATCAACAGATAAGACAAGAAATGGAATACTTGCAAAGTACGGTGATTAAACCGCGCCAAAACTTGATGCTATCTAAAATTATAAATCCTTATTTAGCCGAAATTGGGCTTTATAACCCAGCCTTTAAAGACGTTCAATTCTCAATATCAAATACTTTGCCCGTATCATTTATGGGTGATATAAAGGTTGATGATAATTTGACGCAAAATGAAAAGAGGGAAATATTAGGTTATTCACCAATTGAAACAAATGGCACAATTAATACAACCGTCTGAGGTTATAAGCGGCGGAGTTGCAAGACCAACGCCAGCGGATATACGACTTGATAAAAGCCTTATAAGTCCTCACATTCAGGATGCAGAATTTCAATGGATTGTTCCAGCGATTGGCGTATCATTTTACGATACCCTTGTTGCGGACAAAGGAAGTTCAACAGCCTTTGCTTCCACGGCTTATCAAGCGTTATGGAATGACCATTTAAAATCCTTTTGCGCCAACGCCGTGTTATATGAGGCAGCCCCTTACATGGTGATGCAACTTGGTACAAATGGACTTTATACATTGGATAACGAGTACGGGCAAAACGTGGGGGTTGACGGCTTAAAATTTTATCAAGATACCATGCTTCAAAGGCTCGGGGTAAAGAAGAAAAGAATCAAAGATTATTTGTGTACTTGCGCAAGTAATTTAATAGGCTTTATTCCCAGCGCCATTGGTTGTCCTGAGGCAACTTGTAATGAGGATGAAGAAATATTTGATATTTATAACACGATGGGAATAGTACTATGAGTGAAGAAATAAAGCCAAAAAAGGAACGTAAGTTTTTAAAGACATTAGGTAAAATCGGAGAGGTTTTGATTCAAGAACTTTTTTTCAAAGTAGGGAGCAATTTGATTCGAAAGATTGGAGGCAAAAAAACATTGCCTTCAATTCTTTTTTTATTTCTTTCCCTCAGCCTTTTCGCCCAATTCCCAAGCACTGGCAACAAACAAAGATTAGGTTTCCAGACGACGGCAGACGGGTTGACGTGGCGCGGTTCAATTTCAGACACGGCTTCCATTCAACCTATAAACAACCAAAGCGCGTGGGTGATTCTTGATACTATTAACCTTAAATTTTATACGTTTGATTTTTCTTCCAACGTATGGAACTTGGTAGGCGGTGCGGCTTTTACTCAACCCGTTGATTCATTGTTTTTCAATGTGAATGTTCCTACAAACAATGTGGACACGGCAAAAATGCGTTGGGATTCAGATTTGGCGACGGTGGTACTTGGATTAAATGACAATGTACCCAATGAAATTGGATTTAAAAACTTTTGGCTTGTTAAGAATCAAACAGGCTCAACCATTACCAAAGGTAGCCTTGTATATGCAAATGGCACGGTGGGCGCAAGTGGGAGAATAACTGTTGATAAGTTTATCGCCAACGGCTCAATAGATGCAAAGTATTTATTAGGAATAACGGCACATGATTTAACAGATGGAGAGGATGGGTACGTTATTTCATTTGGTAAAATAAGACAAGTTAACACTGATACCTTTGCGGCTGGGGCAATACTTTATCCTTCGCCAACGGTGGCAGGTGTTTGGACAGACGTTGAACCTGTTGCGCCTAACATTGATATGCCTATTGGCTTTTGTATTAATTCATCGGTAAATAACGGAACAATAGCCATAAGGGTAGCATCAGGTTATAAATTATCAGAGCTTCATGACGTTGCTATTTCATCACCCATTGAAAAGGCTTCTTTGTATTATTCAGGTGGATTATGGAGAGACACAACGGCAGCCCTTTTGGTGAGCGACACGGCTTCGATGCTCACTCCTTACTTTCGAGATGCTGATACAACTTCTTTAAATCTTACTTCCAGATTTGCTGAAAAGCAAAACACGCTCAGCGGGACGGGCTTTGTCAAAGCAAGCGGCACAACGATAAGCTATGATAATTCAAGTTACCTTCGCACTGGCCTTGCGGATTCAACGTATTTAAAATTAACAGGGGGAACATTGTCGGGAGATTTAGATATTTCTAAAAGTAGTAATTCAATTTTAAGATTATCTTCAGCAGATCCTGGAAGCTATGGAAAATTAATATTTTCATCAAATAATGGTGGTTTTTTAAATTATGGTGCATCGATTGAATCATCTGGTGATGGTGTAGGAGTTGATGTTGGCAGCCTAAACTTTCTAACAGGCTATGGAACTGTAAGAACAAATAGAATGACTATAACACCAACAGGTAATTTAACTATTGTAAATAGCGCTACTATTGGCGGCACCCTCGGTGTCACAGGCGCAACGACACTTGGCTCAACCTTGGCAGTGTCGGGCGATATAACCGAAAATGGAAATAACGTTTTAACAAGTGCAGACACCTCGGCTTTTGCCCGTGACAATCAAATCAGTGGTACAAGTGGACAAGTAGCGTATTTTAATTCAAGTAACTCTGTTATATCCGATGCTGGTTTAATATACAATGCAACAAATAAGTCATTAGGAATAAATACCACAACCACTTCAGGCGCAAACTTAATTATTAAAAATAGTCAAGAACCATCAAGAGCAACGGTTGTAGCAACGCAAACATTTGCAGCGGATACAACAAATTGGACAAGGGGCGCGGGTTGGACATTCGACGGTACACAGGCAGTAGCAACGGCATCAACGGGCGACTTGACATATACGCCTGCGTTAACTATTACAAGTGGGAATGCGTATGAAATTACATACACGGTGACAGGCTATTCAGCTGGAACATTGACGGTAGCATTAGGTAATGTAAACTTAGCATTACCAACACATAACGCAACGGCAAATGTAATTTTATTATCACCAACAAGCGCAACGGGAGGTTTTCGATTTACCACTTCATCATTTACGGGTAATCTTGACAATGTAAGCGTGGTTGAAATAAGTAACGCAGCACCTATTATATTTGCTGGACAAGATGATAATGGAACAAATTTATATAGCACTTTAAGAATGCCAAATAGTACATCACTTATGTATGGTGGCGGTGGAAGATATACAACGGGTGGAAATAATATTGGAAACGGAACTAACGCTTTATTAAATATAACTACTGGATCAAATAATGTTGCAAATGGTTTAAATTCTTTATCAAATATAACTACTGGATCAAATAATGTTGGAAATGGTACAAATAGTTTGCGACAAAATACAATCGGGTCAAATAATATTGCAAATGGTAGCAATACTTTGCAATCTAATATTTCAGGTAATTTTAATGTCGCAAATGGTGGTAATGCTTTATTTTCAAATTTGACTGGAAGTTCAAATGTCGCAAATGGTTTAAATGCTTTGCGAACAAACACAATAGGTTCTAATAATGTTGCAAATGGCACAGATGCTTTATATTTTAATGTTGACGGCACAAGTAACATTGGTAATGGTACAAATGCGTTATTGAATAATACATCAGGATCAAATAATGTTGCAGAGGGCGAAAATTCACTAAGAAATAATACAACAGGAACACATAACGTGGCTATTGGTGTAAATTCATTAGGGAATACAAATGTTGCTCAAACTTTGACTGGTTCAAACAATATTGGCATTGGACGCAACGCTGGAGACAATATATCAGGTAACGCATTAAGTAACGTTGCAATTGGAGATAGGATAGATTTTACAAATGCAACTTCCTCAAACCAAGGCGTTTACCAAAACGTTTTATTTTTCACGGGCGCAAGTGGCACGGGAACAACGATTGCCGCAGCCTCAAAAGCAGGGATAAAAACAAACGCACCAAACCGTGACCTTGAAGTTGCAGGCGAAGTGCGTATAACGGATTTAACAACCGATACTCCCACGCGCCTTGTCGGTGCAGATGCTGACGGTGACTTGGGACAGGTGACATTGGGAAGTACATTGTCATTGACTGGTTCAAGTTTAGGTGTTACATCAAATACATTTTTGCCATTGACGGGGGGAACATTGACTGGGACTTTGAATGGTACAAGTCAAAGTTTAAATAACGCAATGACAATAAGCGATAATTCAACTATTTATACAACTATAATAACTGGTCCATCATCAAGCGAAACAGTTAAATTTGGATTAAATCAAAATATAAGTGGTGGTTCAAGTATGTATATGGGTGGCTCCCAATCAGGAGGTGGCAATAACTCTAATCCAAATATATTTTTTACAGACACACAAAAAGCGTATGCAAGTATTGGAGGTATTCACACCTCTGGTGCCTCTGATAATAAATCAGGTCATATTGTTTTTAATACAACACCAAATTTAACTACAACAGCATTAACCGAAAGAATGAGAATTGCTCAAGATGGTGCTATAACAATGGGCAGTACACTCGGTGTCACAGGAGCAACAACATTGTCTGCGCCTTTAACCGTCAACTCATCAGCCGTGTTCAATGAAGGCTCAGCCGATGCAGATTTTAGGGTAGAAGGTGATGCTAATGCAAATATGATTTTTGTTGATGCTTCGACGGACAGGGTGGGCATTGGTACAAATACACCAGCAAAAACTCTTGACGTAAATGGTGAATTAAACGTTAGTTCTGCAGGTACATTTGGTGGTAGGTTAAATACTAATTGGCTTGAAAGAACATACAGTAATTCAACAGCAACATCATTGACAGTTAGTGTGAATACAACTTGGTTAAAATTGGTAAATAATTCAACCATTACTTTAACTTTACCCAACGCGGCAACCTATCCTGGCAAAGAATTGCATGTAAAAAATGCTGGTACAGGTGCGGTAAATTCCTTAAGTAGTAACATTGAACCATTGAATAGCACAACGATAGGTACTGCAATTTTAGCAAGTGGCGGAGGTAAGTGGGCAACTTTAGTAAGCGATGGTAGTAACTGGGTTATAATGGCTGGAAATTAAAAACTAAAAACATAAACATGAAAAAAATATTTTTCTTCTTATTATTTGCGTCTCAGCTTCAAAGCCAGACGATTACTTTTGACACATCGTATGTTAAAACCATTGACAATGCTTATTACCTTATTTATCGTGCTGATTATGCTGACGGTGGGTATTACGAAAAAGCCTCAATGATTGGGGACACAAGTCAGCTTTATTATGGTGCTTTGTCGAGTTTTGAAAACAATGCAAATAACTTTGCAGACAAGGTTGTGGCTTATTATGACTTCGGCAGGAAAATAACAGGAGCCATAAGGGAGAATAACAACCTTTTGACAATGACTGGAAAAAATCCATTGGATACTATTTTAAAAAACAATGAGGAATTTTTTACAGGAAATAGATGGCAAATAAGCGCGCTTGGAACAACGGCAGCCGTTGACTTTAATTACAATAAAAATACAAGTGCATTCAGGTACATTGTCGAAGGCTCAACTGCTAAGAATGCTATTGTATTCTCAAAATATGCCATAAGATTATTAAGTTATCCAGTATTGGGACAATTCCTTGATTTGTATTGGGAGGAGGCAAAAAATAGGTATATTTCACAGGATGGCAAAGTTTGGATTAGGCAATTAAAACCAACGCGATGAAAGCAACCTTAATCAACTTTTTGCACCTTGGATGGGAGAAAATAACTTATGCGATTTGTTGTGGCTGGATATTTTCCTTCTTCATACCAATAAAAGGATTTTTAATTTTTACGGTATTTGTCGTTTTTGCCGACATGGCAACGGGGATCCTGGCAGCAAAGAAAGAAGGGCAAAAGATAAATAGCAAAGGACTTTATCGCACAATGGAAAAGATAGTCGTTTATTTTTGTGGTATCCTTATTTTCGAGGGTGCAAGAAATACCTTTTCCCTTCCAAATATAACGTACATGGCAGCGTTTTTAATAGCAACGGTGGAGCTTTATTCTATTGCGGAAAATATCAAACGCATCACAGGTGTAAACTTGGGCGTTTTAATAACACGTTTTTTTAATCGTTAAAATAAATAATCATGGAAACAAATTTAAAAGAAGCCTTAAAATCGGCTGATACAGTTAAAAGTCCACTTGGTGACATCGCTTGTTATTCAATGAACTTTGCGGAGTTAGCTTCGGAAATCAATGTACACTTGGAAGGAAACAAGGTGAAATTTACGTGGCGCGAATATATCCAGTTAGCTCAAATAATTTGGGATAAGATTAAAGAGACTTCAAAAGAATGTGCTGGGAAGGAGATAGAAATAAAAGTACCTCCTAAATTTTCTTTGATTTCCGCAGCTTTTTCACTTATCGGATTTCGTTTGTAAAGAAATAGGCGCAGACGATTGGCTACCTTAGGCGACTATCAGGGCGGTGTATTGATTTACATCGCCCTTAAAAATATCAAAACATGAAAGCAAGTAAATTTTGTATCTTCATCGACGCTGGTCATGGAGGCATTGACGCAAAGAAAAAATTACCTTACAATTATACCACGTATCCTTCAAAGTGCGCTCAGCATAACAATGCAAAGTTCCACGGTTACGGGTGGTTCTTTGAGGGCGTTTTCAACCGTGACGTTGCAGCAAAGATTGAGCAGTATTTAATTGACTGGGGTTTTCCCGTTGTGCGCGTTTACGATCCTGTCTTGGATTTAACTTTAGCAAAGCGCGTAGCGAAGGCAAACATCAACGCGAAAAATTACGAAGATTCATTATACCTTAGCATCCACGGTAACGCGGCGGCTTCGCCCAATGCAAGGGGATTCGAAGTGTTTACGAGCAAAGGGAAAACAAGGTCGGACATTTACGCTGAGTTCTTGTTTAACGAAGTTCAGGAGGCTTTCCCTAAATGGGTGTATCGCATGGATACCACGGACGGGGACAAAGATAAAGAGGATAAATTCTTTGTAATCACTCAAACAAATATGCCAGCGGTATTATCTGAAAACGGCTTCTTTACAAATTACCACGACGCTTTAATGATGTTTGACCCAGTGTTTCAAAATACGTTGGCTTTGTCTCATGCACGGGCGGTGGTTGATTATACGAAAACGCAAGGGGTAATCTTTTAAATAAAAAAAGGGCTGGTTCAAATGCCAGCCCCGATATACACATCAACAATTTAACAAATGATAATCAATCAATTATAAGTTTAATTAGCTTTGCGGCTGATTCTTTTAAAGTCTCGGTTTCCTTTGAATGATAAAGTTGATAACAAATGCTTATCATTCTTTCTTTATTCATTGATTGATAAGCAGGCATCGTCTCAGGAATCAAAGGATTAAGGTAAAAATTTATTACCGATTGTTTGCTATTTACCGTGTCAGCAAAGCGAATAGGATTCGGGCGCGCGTTGAAACATCTTTGCGCCTCCTTCCATTGTTCGGAGGTTAAGCCGTCTGTTAATTCGTTATTTTTCATTTTGTTTTGTTTTGTTTAGTTCCTCAATAAAAAAACCTGCTATAAAAATGGCTTGTTTTATGTGTTCTTCTTGACAATCAACGCCATACTTAGTAATAAACCCTTGCAATGCCATAGCTGCAAAGTATTCGCGTTTGGTTAAACCTTCTTGTGGTGCATCTATACCATATTCATCTGTGTAAAAAGCTGCTTTTGCAAATGCTGGTGAATCACCATGTGTTTTATTATTTTCCATGTTTGATATAATTTTTTGCCATAAGTGCAAGAAAGAAAGCGTCGATTTCGTCTTGACTTATTTTGGCTGATTTAAAATCTGGTTCAAATTTCAGTCGCTCGCTTGCGACAACTTTCATAAATATATCTTTATTAAACTTTTTACCCTTTGCCTCAGGAGAAATATTGTACGCCTCAATGTCATGTTCCTTTATCCATTCGTAAGCTATTCGCGAAGCGGCTTGATTCATGCCAACGTTGCGGCTCATTCGGGAAAGGATCGCGCGGTTGATTGAATTATTAAAGGTCACATTTTGAAGGCTTGAATCTTCCACGAGAACAATGGGGTTTTCGTAAACAACCCAGGCTTCAACGTTTTTCAAAAAATCTACAAACCTTTTGTATTTTTTAAACCTAACAACTTTATCTGTCATAATAATACAAGCAGCCATGCCGCTTAACCTTAACGCTGGGTCAACGCCTATCAGTGTCCTCAAAGTGTGATTGTTTTGAATGAAGATACAAAGTTTTTTGTCGTTGTTCCCGTGGTTTCATTGTTTTCTTTTGCCTCAACCTTTACGCGTGGTTTCCTTTTGCGCTTTGGCTTTGGCTCAGGTGTATTGATTCCGTATGCTTCAACGCCCTTGTCAACAAAGTTGATTTCAAGTAAATAACCAAAAACAACAATAGTTCCAACGAAAAGAAACATGGTGATAAATTCGCCGCCTTCGTACTTTTCCTGCAACCCGAAGAAGATTTCAACCAATGCCACAAGCGTCGCGCCCATGGCAATCTTAGGCGGGTAGGTGCTTCGCCCTTTGGTTGGATTCAAAAAGTCCATAAAAACGACTGCAAAGCGTCCGAGCTGAAGGATACTGGCAGCAATGATCGCAAGCCAAAAGTCAATGGGTAAAAAAATGGCGGTAAGATAGGCGTTAATGCCATACGTCAAAACGATTGTTAAAAGCATGATTGTTGGGATGTTATCCGAAATTGATTCGAATGTCCATTTAAATTGAAGGTTGTTAAAATTCTTTTCCATGATTAATTTGTTTTTTGTTGTGTGTAAAAAATTAGGGCAGCTGGGGGACTGCCCTGTTACAATTATTAAGCGTAAACAATTTCTTCGGTGAAAAATTTGCCGTCAACATATCTTAATTTACGTGTTGGCAATTCGTTTTTATCTGCTTTCTTTGTTGCAGATGGACGGTAGCTTGTTTTTACAAGTGCATAAGCAATTACCCAAAGTTGCTTATCAGTATAAGTTGACTGGCTTGTTAAAATGTTTAAAGCTAAAGATCCTTCTGGAAGATAAGATTTGATTTCATTTACTTTTGTTGCAATCGCTTCTAATCTTGCCTCGCTTACATAAGAGCCAACAGAACTAACATGATTTTTTGTTGGGTTAATGAAATTAATAGAATTAAACACTTCTTTTGCGGATAGTGGCGCAGATGCCACTTCTTCCTGTACGTCAACTATTGGAGCGTACCAAGCATTTTCGATTTTTCTTCCCTTATAGCCATTGTAAGATGTGTGGTTCAAGTGATAATAAATGCCATTTTTTACGATAACCATGGGAGCGTCTTGTAATTCAATGCCATTTTCTGCAAAAAATTTATTTGCAGTTTTTTTGAAGATAACTGGCTTGTCATTCTTTACAGTCATTAAAGACTTTAAAGAGGATCTTAATTCATTTTTTGGTGCTGAGTAATTTAAAGCTGTCATTTTGTTTGTTTTTTGTTGTGTGAAATATCGTTTCGTTGTTTCGATATGTAAATATACAAAGAAATATTTAAACAAAAAAATATTTACAAAAATAAATGCAAAATAATTTAAAATTCATCTCTTTTCCCTTTCAATGGGTAATGATTCTTTTTCAACTCCCAGAACTCAGCCATTAAAGAGGCGCGAAATTTGTAATCGCGATCCGTGTGATACCCTGATTTGTAAACACATTTACAAATGCTTTCGTATAACCGTATGCCTTTCAACTTGTAATTTGCCTTTTTGCATTCCGCGTACCTTCCAGAGTTTAAAACGCCTGCCCAAAGCTTCATCCCTTCTTCCGTGGTGCTTGCACTCATGAACTTGGCGCGAATGTACTTGTCACGCCCGCGAATGACCTCCCTCGTTTTGTACGTCACTGACTTTTGATTTTTCAAAGCCTTCACGCCTCCAGCGTTGGCGTGCTTGCGCCAAAGTTCTG